TGAGATGCTTGCCGCCTGTCCTTAGGGGCCAAAGAACGAATATACGTCGGAGTGACGTCTATTCCTCTAAAGGCATCCATACCGCATGACTCTCGAAACCTTCCGGAAACGAAAGTCTTATCGGCATTCACCTTGCAATTGTATTTTCGCAGGTGGTCAAGGACAGTATCCGCATACGCAACGGGAACGAGTATATCATCCCCGTAAACGTGGACATCGGGAGAAATCTTTAAGATATTCTCACGAGTCACTGGAAGGTTCCGTGCCCTGAGTAAAGCCACTACACATACTGTGTAGAAATACATGGCTTCAACAGGGAAACAGAGAGCACTACCCATAGAAGCGAACTTCTTAAGGGGACCAATTATGGTCCCTGTAGGAAGCTTCGCATGGGTCGATCGACATGCATCAATAGCATCCCGGAAATCCGGGTTACTATCGAACATCTCCAGAGCAAGATCCCGGGGAACCCGGTCACTAGCATCTGAAAGATCAATCGTTGCTAATTGACCATCGATCGAAGCCCTCATAGCCAGGCTCTGGTTTACGCTTTGGTCAGTAAAATTTATACTGCCCTTCGTCAACCAGTATGATTCGATACGTTCATAAAGAACGCTACGAATCCCTTGTTGCGCGTACTGCATGCAACAGGGCTCTATAGCTATGATCCGTGGTCCTTTTAATGTTTTCGGAACAAGAGAGACCTTCACAGGTAACTCCTGCCCACATGACACGAAAGAAACACCCTTGAGCATCCTATCGTTGTCTAGAGTTACGATGTAACCATAGCCAGCAATGGGAAAGTAAGGCTCAAGGCGTTCGTGCCATGTCCGCCAATGGTACTTCTGATTACCAGATCTACCATCGGCGGTGGCGCCGGGACCGTGCCTAGGAATAAGTTCGCTAACACATATATTATGTAGCAGACCATCCCATAGCACAGAAGATACGAGGCTAAAATAGTCACGTTCTTCTCTCGGCAACGAGAACATCTCAAAGGAGTGCTCAACGTCGACAAAGTTCTTAAGCGTGGTTGCCTCCCTTTCAGGAGTGCAGTCAAGTTCCACCTTTTTAAAAGCGAGACAAATTTGTCTAACGCAATTAACAATAGAGGGAACAGCGCTTGCATTACAAGAATTTTCGTCATACATCCTTCCAGTCTCTACGTCAAAAATGCGACTGAGCATCCCCCACAAAAAGTGAGGAATCGCTCGACGCTTCTTGAATCTCAAGAAGAGTTTAGAGTCGACCAAACCCCGTTCGAGAGCTTTTTCGAAGTCTCGACAGAAGTTAGGTAGGGTAATAGTCAGAAATGACAATCCCTCATCTTTGACACGTGATCGTATTGTTTTTAGATCACGAAAATCAGAGACATCAGCGGAGCAAAGTGACGTAACATCTTTATAGATGTGTGTCACTAATTCTAGGCAGTCACTTGCGTTGCTTTTCATACCACCTCTCTTCAGAGGAAAGGTATCAAGCTTCGCAATGAATGCAATCTGAACCAGTAATTGGTCCAGAGCTACAATCACTCAACTTAGGGGATTGAGACAGTCATATGACTATTTGATATCCTTGGTACTCTCCGGCGATTGGAGTGGCACTTGCGTGCTATCCCGGGCCAATTGACCCAAAATCGTCGAAAATGCAAATTCCTTAGTAGCTTCCAAAATTTCGGATAACCGAAATTGCGAAAGCAAGGCATCTGCAGTACTAACAGCTATAGCAAGAGCTATACGCTTCTTCTTAGTAAGTGCCATTTCAAGACTCCTTATTCAGGAGCTTGTCCTGAGTTGCGCTCAAGTTCAACCAGGTGGAATACCCGGAAACTTGGTTCTTTATTTCAGTGGAAGTAAAGCCGAAAGTAGGCCGTTCCTCCACCAAGTAGCTTGAAAAAGTTTGGTAGTCGTTAACAGCAGTTAACGGGTCTGCCACAATCTTTTTCTGATCGAGCCGTGCAACGGATCGAACATAATCTTGGTTATTCTTACGAATAACCTGATGGCTAATCGTGAGGGTCCAAAGACCATCAGGAGTAGACCACACAGACGAAGTATCCTTAGTGGATTGTTTCGTAAAGTTTAAAGCTACGGCGTTAATAGTGATTGTAACTGGTTCAGCAAACATGCGAAGTTGACCTCCAGAATTAAGGGGAAGTTAACTAACCGCACATCCTAGAACATCCCAAGTTCTAAAATGCTTGACTCGGTTAGCCAATAATACTAGAGAAACCTGGAAATTCCAAGCGCCCCTAGTATTGACCATTGCTTCGCACTCAACTGAGTGGGAAGCAGGCTAAACTGATAAGGAGTTAAAGCGTGGCCTCGTTGCTTGGACGTGATAACACGTCTAAATTCAAAAGCAAGTGGCCTATCTTTCATGTTTA